TGGTGGCAGCGGCGATAGCGGCTTCACCGGTGGCGGCTCCTCGGGAGCCTACCCGTGAGACGCCGGTAATGGCGCCTGTCGCGACGTCAGAAGCTACGGAGTCGCTTGAAGCGACGGAATCGGTCGAGGCGACGGTCGTACCCGATCCGGAGTTCGATTCGTTCGCCGAGTATCTCGACTGGATGGTGGGGCAGCACTGATGCGCAGACTGATGTTCGCCATCATGTTCGCGTTAGGATTCGCGCGGGGAAACAGAGGATGGGTCTAGGGGCGACCATGCACATCCATCGCCACGTCACGCAGAAAGACGGACGCGGCTGGTGGTCACTACTTCCGGTGCTGGAGCCATCACCCCTTGACAGAACGTACGTCGATATCCTCGAGCACTCGAGCCATGTCACGCTTGAGCCGCCATATGAATGCCCGGCGTTCGGCGGGTGCGGATTCTGGACGGTGACGTTGTGGGATGGCCTGGACCTCATCGAATGCTGGAAGGTCGATCGTTCAGAAGCGTGGGAGCTGGCAATCGTGGTAGCATCTACGAGATAGGGCCGCGCAGAACCCCCCCCAGGCTGTGCGCCTCACAAGCGGGGCCGAGGCTACCCTCCGAGCCCGGCCCCGCACCTACGATAAGGGGTGGTTATGCCCGAGGAAAAGCAGGCTGATAGCACGCCGAAGCGTGACGCGAAGGGTCACTTCTTGCCTGGCGTCAGTGGCAATCCTGCGGGCAAGCCGATTGGCACACTTTCACTGACCGCGATCCTGAAGCGCAAGCTGAGCGAGGAGCTTGATGAGCACGGCGTCACCGCTGGCGAGAGGCTTGTCGCCGTCACCATCGAAGACGCCCTAGCCGGTGACTCGCAATCTCGCAAGCTCTGCTGGGAGTACATCGAGGGTAAGGCGCGCCAGCCGATAGACGCCACGATAGCGCCGGTCCCAATCATCGACGACATCCCCGACGACGAGCCGGACGCCCCCGAAGATGGAGACTGACGGCAACAGGCTCTCAGGGATCATCGCGCCGAAGTTCAACCCGGTACACGCCGCTATCCGCAACCACGCGTTCACGCACTACTGGCTGACTGGCGGCAGGGGGTCGACGAAGTCCAGCTTCGCCGCCGTCGAGGCCATCCTCGCTATCAAACGCGACCCGAACGTAAACGGCATCGTCATGCGCAAGATCGGTGAGGACCTGCGGGAGAGCGTCTACACCGACATCCTGCGTGCCACGGATCGGCTCGGCGTGGCACATGAGTTCCATGCCTCGCTCTCCCCGATGGAGATCGTCTATCGTCCGACCGGGCAGCGCATCGTCTTCCGCGGAGTCGACCGTCCCGATAAGGTCAAGTCGATCACGACGCGCCACGGCTACTTCGGCGTCCTATGGTTCGAGGAGCTTGACCAGTTCGCCGGGATGCCTGAGATCCGCTCACTGACGCAATCACTTCTGCGAGGTGGCGAGCGGTTCACCTGTCTGTACTCCTACAACCCGCCACGGTCGCGCGACTCGTGGGTCAACAAGGAGGCTGCCCGCGTCAGGCCGGATCGGATGGTGCATACCTCGACGTATCTCGATGTTCCACGCGGGTGGAACGGCGATGTCTTCTGGTCAGAAGCCGAGGAACTGCAGCGCACAGATGAGAACGCCTATCGCCACGAGTATCTTGGCGAGCCTGTCGGATTGGGCGGTGCGGTGTTCTCCAACCTCGAGCTGCGCACGATCACCGACGATGAGATAGCTACATTCGACCGGCCGATGAACGGAGTGGACTTCGGGTGGTGGCCCGATCCGTGGGTGTACGTGCGCGTCCACTACTCGGCAGGCCAGCGGATCCTGTACATCTTCGATGAGGATTCAGGCACCCGGCTCTCGAACGACGCGACAGCGGCGCGCATCCGGGCCAAGCTAGGCGAGGTACGCGAGGACGACGCCATCAAAGAGCACGCGCGGCCCGAACTCGTGTGGTGCGATTCCGCCGAGATGAAGTCCATCCGCGACTACTACGACAGGGGAGTTGACGCGCGGCCGGTCAAGAAGGGACCAGGCAGCGTGGCTTATGGCATGAAGTGGCTCGCTACTCGTGCGAGGATAGTGATCGACCCGGCGCGTTGCCCGTTGGCATCCGATGAGTTCCCGGCCTACGAGCACAAGCGAGACCGAAACGGGGAGTACCGCACCGAGTATCCTGACGCGAACAACCACTCGATAGACAGCGTCCGCTACGCCTGCTCGGACCACATCGTGAGCGGGTGGTAAGATGTCTCTGACGCCTCTTGAGAGGATTCCCACATGGGCGACATCACCATCAAGCAGGTAGCCGAGGCCATCGGAGCGCCAGACGCCGCCGTGAAGTGGGCCGAGAACATGGCACGCTGGAATAGCATCTATGCCTGCGAGAAGACTACCGAGACAATCCAACTTGCGGACGGCACCTACTCGCGCCGGAAGCGGTCGCTTTCGATGGGCAAGAGGGGGTGCGAGGACTGGGCATCTCTTCTGTGGACTGAGAACAGCGAACTCACGACAGACGACGCCGAGGCTGAGGTCATCTCTGGATTCCTCGGGGATGATTTCGATAGCGAGTTCGCCGAGTTCCTCGAGGCCGAGGTCTTCGCTGCTGGCTTCGGGGCGATAGATGTCATGCTCGACGGCCTCAAGGTGTCGGCATCAGGTGAGGTATCTGCGGATGCTTCGACGACGATGACTCGTGACCTCGTGCCCGCCGACTCCATCATCCCGCTCAAGTGGCACCGCTCGGTGATCTCCGAGGTAGCGTTCGTGTCGTGGGAGGCCAGTGGCGTCACCGTCCGGGAGCACCGGAAGACGCCGACCGGCTACCGCATCGTCAACCGTGCGTTCAGGCTGGCCGGGCAGAAGCTCTCAGAGGTCGAGGTACCAGAAGGCATCGCGCCGTTCCTTGACTTCCCCGGTGCGCCTCCGCTGTTCGCCATTCTGAGGCCTGCCACGAAGAACAATATCGACAAGCGGTCGCCGTTCGGGATATCGGTGCTCGCCAACGCCGAAGACCAGCTCGAAGTGGTCGATCTTGTGTACGACAATCTGGCCAATGACTTCCGGCTCGGCAGCAAGAAGGTGTTCATCCTCGACACGATGCTCCGCCGCGGAACTCCGACGACAGAGCACCCGGGCGGCGTGCCCATACTGCCGGACAAGTCGAACTCAGACATGTACATCGTGCTCAGGGACTCGCAGGCCGAGGGGAAGAACGCCATCAGTGAACACAACCCGGCTCTGAGGGTAGCCGACAACACGACAGCGCTCGACGCCGCTCTCTCGCTGTTTTCAACGGCGATAGGTATGGGCGCCGAGCGGTACGTCTACCGTGGTGAAACCGTGGCCACCGCAACGCAGATAGTCTCCGAGAACTCTGAGCTGTTCCGCAATCGCCGCAAGCATCTGACCGCCATCGAGTCGGCGCTCGTGCAGGTCTGCCGAGGGGCGCTGTGGATAGCGGCGAACCTCATGGGCGCTATCGTAAACTATGAGGCCGATATCACCTTGACTGCCGACGATTCCGTCATCGAAGACGATACCGCCAGGATCTCCCGTGGGCTGCTGCTCGTCGACCGCGTCATCTCGAAGCGCAGGTTTCTGACCGACTACATGGGTCTCACTCCGGAAGCCGCCGACACCGAACTCGCGGCGATGCGCGGCGAACTGCCGACGCTCATCTGATGCTGACCCCCGAAGAGGTAGCGAAGCTCGCTGATGGCACGCTCGACGTGATGTCGACGATGGAGGTCGCGCTCAGATCAAAAGCTGCGCAAGCCTTAGCTGACCTCGATACAGGGCAGCGGACAGCCGTCGAGTCCGCGCTCCGTGAAGTCACCGCCGAGTCCGTGAAACCCGTCCAGACAGCCGTCGCAGAGGCGTTCACAACCGCCGCTACGACCGGCGTGGCCCGTGATGAGGTCATCTACGAGGCGGCGCGCATCGCAGGTCTGGTATCGGACTTCGCGCCGCTCGCGGATTCGCTCATCATGAGTCGCGTGCTGACCGACGGTATCGCCACCGCGCAGAACGCGATGAATCTCGTCATGACCTCAGCCCGCGAGGCAGTCATGCGCGAGTATCTGGACGCTCTTGATACCGCCATGCTCCAGGTCGTGTCAGGCGCCGCAGCGCCCGATGTGGCGATCGCCGGTGCGGTGAAACGCCTTGCCGACCTGACCCCTTCGGTCACGTTCGTCAACCAGGCCGGCGAAGTCGTACAGACGACGCTGTACTCGGCGGTGCGGCGAAACGTCATCACCGGTGCGCATCAGGCGACACTCAGGATACAAGAGGCGCGGATGCGTGAGGTCGGAGCGCGGTACGTCGAGATCAGCGCACATGCCGGTGCGCGTCCCGAGCATGCCGAGTGGCAAGGGACGGTGATCCCCTACGACGAGCTTGAGGCTGTAACGGGATATGGTGAGGTTGACGGGCTCGGCGGAGCGAACTGCGGGCACTCCTGGTCACCATTCTTCCCCGGCATCATGGAGCCGACCGACAACAGCTATCTCGATTCCCGCGACAACGAAGAGGATTACGAACTCTCCCAACGGCAGCGTCAGTGTGAGCGCAATATCCGCACCTATCAGGCGCGGGCCGATGTCTATTCAGCGGGCGGACAGACCGCCGAGGCCAAGCGCAATGAGGCGTTGGCGGGGAAGTGGCGCGCCGAGGAACGCTCCGTGGCGAAGCAGCGCAGCGGAGCGGTCAGGCTCGATCGCTCTCGGCCGTATCCCGGAGAGGCCAAGCTGTAAGGGGCATTCGATGGCGAAGATGCTTTGGAGCGATTGCAGGTGTGGGAAGCGGACCTACGAGACGAGGCGGATGGCGAAGGCCGCCATCAAGGAGATCAAGAAGCGCGGTCGCGACATCAGGCCGGAAGTAGCGATGCACGTCTACCCTGCGTGCGGCGGTGAAGGTTGGCACATCGGGCACTGTGGTAGACTTCATATCGAACAGGCACCCGGGCAGTAGGCTGCGGGGCATGTAGGGCCGGAAGCGGTTGGCGGCCGGGCCGGAAAGGGGACGTTGACAGCATGGCAATCGACATCAAGGCGCTGTTCGGTGACAAGGAGTCGCTGACACTCGACGAACTTGAAGCCGCGCTCAAGGGCATGAACCTCGTGGACCTGAACGGCGGGGAGTACGTCAGTAAGGCGAAGTTCGAGGACCGGCAGAAGAAGCTCGCGGATCAGGTCGCCGACCTCGAATCGAAGCTCGCCGACAAGCCCTCGGGTGATGAGGGCGAAGCTCTCACGAAGAAGCTCGAAGCGCTCACGACCGAACTCGAGACGGTCAAGGGAGCGCAGACAGCGGCCGAGCAGAAGGCGGTGCGGCTCGAGCACGAGGCTCTTGTCGCCAAGCACGTGAAGTCGCCGAAGCTCGCACGTGTAGCGCTGATGGATGCCGAGGAGCGTATGGACGACGATACATCGTTCGAAGCCGCTCTAGATGCCGTGCTGAAGGACGATCCCGATTACGCCGAGAAGGCCGAAGACGAGGCACGATTCAAGTCGGGGACCGGAGTGCAGGGCGCTCCATCCCTCAGTAACACACTGAAGGACGCCGTCGATAGCGTGTTCGACGGGCCAAAGAAGGAGTGAGATAGCACATGGCTAACAGCCTGACCGCAGCCGTTGCGCACATAACGGCGAAGCTCGACGAGGGATACAAGCTCGATTCGCTGACTGCCGATGTCAGCACCGCTCCGCAGTGGATCACCCCAGCACAGTCAGCTGGAGAGTTCAAGCTGCCGAAGTTCACAATGGTCGGTCTCGGCACCGTTGCCGGTGGCATCATGCCGGTTGGCGACGTGACGCAGGAGTGGGTCACTTACCAGTACACCTACAAGCGCGGCCGCACACTCCAGGTGTCGGTCACTGACAAGGACGACGCCGCGCGCGTGGCTCAGATCGCGATGCTCTCGCGCAAGTATATGCGCGACCACGTCATCCCTGAGGCCGACGCGGTGAAGTTCGCACAGTTCTATGCTGGTGCCGATGCATCTCACAAGATCCAGGCCGATATCGCGACCTCAGCCGAAGCCATCGCTGCTACCAATGCTGGAATCGTGGCTATCGCCGAGGCCGAGGCTGTCGTAGACCGCTGCATCGGCTACGCCACGCCCGAGATGCTGGACCTGCTCGATAGCGCGGCCTCGACCGAAAAGAAGGCGCGGTTCCTCACGCGGCTCGCAAAGGTCGTCGAGGTCCCGTCAAGCCGCTGGAGCACGACCCTTGCGGTCGACGCTGGGGCTACCTCCGACGCCGGCGGGTTCACCCTCACAGGCGACGATATCAACTTCATGATCGTCGACCCCGAGGCCGTCTTCTCCGACACGAAGCATCGGGTTGACCGGTTCTTCCCGGCCGAGGTGAACCAGACGGGCGATCTGGACCGGTGGGACTACTACGCATACCACGATGCGTGGGTGCTCTCCGAGAAGGACAAGGGCGTCTATATCCACTACGCCGCGACCGTCAGCTAGGCACGGCTCACGATCAGCCACGGGGGCGGTCACTGGAAACGGTGGCCGCCCTCTTCGCCGAAGGGGGACTATCAACCCAGATGAGCATCACCTACCTCATCCCAACCTGCGGCCGGAAGCAATACCTGGAGTGGGCCCTGCGTTCGCTCGAAGTCCAAACCGCACCGTGGGATATCATCGGATTCGACAACGGTTCGTCTGACGGAAGCGGGCCAATGCTCGCGGACTTCTGCTCCGCGCACAGTGGACGCTTCGGAGCATCGCCGGTATTCATCGACGACGGTGGCCAGGCATCGGGGCTTGCCCTGCTCGATATGTG